CAAAAAGCTGATCGCCCCGTTCATGCTGCGGGTCCGCAAGGAAGACGTGTTCAAGGACCTGCCCGCGATCATCTGGGACCAGATCCCGATCCCGCTGGACCGCAGCGCCCTGACCGGCCACGACGCGGAGCTATTGGAAAAGACCCTGTCGGAAGTGTTTGCCCGCGAGGGCGCGACCGCCAGCCTCGACGTCATGACGGCGGCGCTGGCGCGGCTGGACAAGCATGTCGGCCTGATGACGGTGCGGCGGATGCTAGGGCTGGCGAAGCTCCGGGGAGCTACCGAGTACATCGTCGATATGCTCGATAGCCTGCCGGACAATCGCAAAGTGCTGGTGTTCGCCCACCACGCCGACGTCATTGCTGCCCTGCACCGACATCTCGGAGAGTATTCCCCCGCAGTGCTCACGGGCAGCACGACCCCGCGAGAGCGCGAAGAAGCCGTTGACAAGTTCCTGATGGATAGCCGGTGCCGCGTTTTCATCGGCAACATTCAGGCGGCCGGAACCGCGATTACTCTCGTGGGGCCCAAATGCAAATGCTCCGACGTGGTCTTTGTGGAGAGTAGTTGGACCCCGATGGACAACGCGCAGGCCGCCTGCCGCGTCCACCGCATCGGCCAGCACGACGGCGTCGTCGCCCGCATGCTGTCGGCGGCCGGGACTATCGACGACCTCGTCAACGGGTTGCTCGTTCGCAAGGCGCGCGACTTCACCCAACTGTTCGACACCCAGCAGACCGGAGCGAAATAGTGAACGACAACGTACCCGATAAGCCCACTCCCATCGTCATCAAGGTCACCGATGGTGACACCAAAGCCTACTTCGTCCACTTCGACCGCGACAGCCACGAGCTGGTCAGCGTGTTCGAATACAAGCAGCTCTACACCCCCCGCATGGGCCAGATGGCCCCCCGCATCAAAGTCGTCGCCGACCTCGCCAAGTCGCGGATCGGCATGCCCCTCGAAGCAACAGGAGAGACCAAGTGAAGATCACGTTTGAAGGCCAAGGCTTTAACGAAATACTCGACCAGATGGCGGCCCTGCTGGAAAGGTCCGGCATAAAAATCGCTACGGAGACTTACGCGCACGCACAGACCGCCACGGCTCAACCCGAACCTGTCCAAGAGGCCATTGTCCCGGAGGTCATTGCCCCTGTGGACGAGCCGGTGAACGAGCCGGTGGAAAAGCCGGTGGACAAGATGGCGAAGGTCCGTGCCGCCAAGAAGGCTAAAGCCAAACCGGCCCCGGAGCATCCGCAGGAGCCGTTCTCCGATCCGGCCGATATCGTCAAGCTGCGGCAGCGCACCATCAACGACCTTCAGGAAGCCTACGCCAACGGCCATCAGGCGGAAGTGTTCGAACTGCTGTCCCGCTTCGGCAACGGCGCGAAGTCGTTCCGCGAACTGCCTGCGGACGCCTTCGTGCCGATTCGCGAGGCGATTGATAGCGGAGCCCTCACATGAAGAAGCAGCTTGCGGTTCTGTTTGTGCTGATCCCCGTCGCGGCGTCGGCGGGGATCGACAACCCGGAAATCCCCGACGAGGCCACCAAGAAAGCCGCCCTGCTGCTGGCCTACGAACTCAACGGCAAGAGCATGAACGGGAATATGCGGATGATCGACCTTTCGGGGCCGCCGCCCGCCATCATCCGCACCATCCCGATTGAGCCGACCGAAAAGAAGAAGCGCAAATGAGCACGCATGCCGCCTGTTCGCCGTCCTCGGCCGATATGTGGCTGAACTGCTCCGCGAGCGTCACCTTGACGAAGGGTATCCCCCGCCCTTCGTCAAGGTACGCCCGCGAGGGCACGGCGGCGCACACGGTGGCCGAAAGAACGATCCGGGGGGATATCTTCCTGCCGGATAAAATCACCGTCGAGGGTGACGACTACATCGTATCTCCGGGCATGTGCCGGGCCCTGAACCCCTACGTCAGCTATGTCCAGAAACTCATGAAGCTGCCGAAGGCGGCGGTCTTTCTTGAGCACCGCCTGATGGTCCCGGATACCGAGGGCCAAGTCTGGGGCACACTCGATTGCGGTGTCCATGCCGGGTACGAAATGTTCATCGCCGACCTCAAATTCGGCAAGGGCCATGTGGTCGATCCCAGCACGCCGCAGCTCAAGCTCTACGCGCTGGCGCTGGCGGGACACGTCCGGGAGAACCGGACTTTCACCAACGTCACGCTGACGATCTGCCAGCCGCGCGTCGGCGGCGAGGCCCTGCGCTCGTACACGACGACGATGGGGGCGCTGTGGGACTGGCAGGCGCTGGTGGTGAACCCTGCCGTGCTGAAGATCGTCAACGGCGACGAGACCGAAAACGCGGGCGCGCATTGCCGCTGGTGCGTCCGCAAGACCGAGTGCCGGGCCTTCGCGGCCAAGCATCAGGATCGTGCGGCATCAGCCTTTGACGATGGAGGGCCCTTCACATGAGCAGGAGAACCTTCGGCGGTGACACGTTCGATCCGACGTTGGATGAAGACCGGCTGCGGATACAATTGGCCGCCGTGTTCAAGGCCGTGACCGACGGCCAATGGTGGACGCTGGCGCAGTTATCCGCCGAGGTAGACGCCCCGGAGGCGTCGGTGTCGGCGCGGCTGCGAGATTTGCGCAAGCCGAAATTCGGCGGCTATCTCGTCGAGCGGCAGCGCGTCCCCAATGGCAACGGCTTACACATCTACCGCCTCCCCAGATGGCAATTAAACCGCTTGACAGGGAGCTAATTTCGACGCCTTGTAACCCTGTTACCAGATCAGAAAAGGAACCAGATTATGGCTAGTATCAATACCCCCTATGCGACGTTGAGTTTCGCCAACATCTTCACCCCGCGACCCCGTGCCGAAGGCGGTGCCCCCGTCTACTCCTGTTCGTTGATCTTCGATCCGACGCAGCAGAAGTCCGCCGCCTACAAGGCGCTGCAAGCCGCCTGCATCGACGCCGCCAAGAAAGAGTTTGGCGACAACATCAATCTCAAACAGGTCAACATGCCGTTCCGCGACGCGGGCGAGAAGACCTATGACGGCTATCATGCCGGGCATACCTTCATTTCGCCGTGGTCGAAGAACAAGCCCGGCGTCGTTGACGCCAGCCGCGAGGATATCCTGCTGCCGGAAGAAGTCTGGAGCGGGCAGCTCGTGCGGGCCAACGTCGTGCCGTTCGCGTGGACCCACACCGGCCGCAGGGGCGTGTCCTTCGGCCTCAACCATTTGCAAGTGATCCAGTCCGAGGGCCGCCAGCGGCTCGACGGTCGCCCCAGTGCCGGATCGGCGTTCGATGACGGCGAAGTCGATGAAAAAGGAAAAGAGCCCTTCTGATGACCGACAAGCACAGGCCCCATCCGGGCGACCTTCTCACCCTCGCGTTCGAGTTGATTAACGCGAGGGGGAACGAGTACGACAACGCCGCCGATATCGACCAGAACTTCCGGGAGGCCGCTGCGGTCGCCTCGGTGGTGATCGGTAAAGAACTCACGGCGCGCGACGTCGCCATGATATTGCACTGCGTAAAATTGATCCGGAGTAAAAGCTCTCCGGATAAGCTCGACAATTACGTAGACGGTATGAACTATCTTGCTTTTGCCGCCTGCTTCCAAGGGCTCGTCCCGCTGTCTCTACAGGGCCCGGCTCCGACTTCGACCCCGCTCCCAGTCGTGAAACTCAAGGAGGTTAAAGACCATGCCCAAGCCAATTAAGACGGTACAAGAATGCGTTGACCGCATCGGCGGGGTCGCGGCGTTATGCCAGTACACCGGCTGCCAGCGCACGGCGGTCTACAACTGGGTCGCCGCGAACCAGTTTCCGGCGAACTACGCGGACGCGATCCGGGGCCTGCTGGTGATGCAAGGCGGGCGGCACTGCAAGGCCGACGCCGCGCTTTTCCCGATGGTGAAGCTCATTGACGTACCGCGCAAGCGCGGAGCGAATGGTCGTTTTGTCGCCCCGCCGCAGTTGGCGCTGGTGCCGAAGAGCCCGTCCCCCGACATGTGGGCGAAATTGGAGGCGTGGGAGAAGGGCCCGATGACGAAGCCTCTGGACTATGGCTGGACGGACCCTGACGGGTTCACAGTCCCGGCGGAAATGCAAATTGCACTCACCAAAGACTTCATTGCGCAACAACGCGGACAATACTAAAGTTATTGCGGTAAATGGGTTAGGATACTTCTCACGCCCCGGCAGCAATGCCGGGGCTTTTTTCTATCCGCCCGCACCCGTCAGGCCGCCGAACGGATCGTTCTGGTAGACGCCGGGTCCTCCACCGCCGCCACCCAACGGCAAGGCCCCGCCCGGCCGGTCGAAGCTGAACGGCTGCTGGAAGCTCGGCGGCATGTAGCCGCCGTAATACTGGCTGGGCTGGCCGGGCTGGTAGTAGCCGCCGCCTTGGAAGCGGTCGGCCACGGAGTTGGTGCTCTGGGGGAAGTTCGCGAACCAGTTCGACATGCCCGGATTGTAGCCGAGGTTCGGCATCCCCGAGGTCTGCGGCGCGTGCTGCGGCGTCGCGTAAGGGCTCGACTGCGCGAGCTGCCACGCGAAGCGGTCCCGCAGCGCGTCGCTGCCGATACCGCCGCCACTGCTGGCTTGCGGCTGTGCTTGCGGCTGCGGCTGTCCCCAGCCTCCCAGCAGCATGCCGTAAGTCGAACTGTCGAACGGGTTGTAGCCCGGCGGGGTGCCGCCGCCCAAAGGATCATACCCGCTGGTATCTGGCGCGGGCAGATCCGCTCCGCGCTGGACGTTGCCGCTCGGGTAGCCGGGGCTGGCGTTGAAGCCCCCGGTCTGCCGTCCGAAGGCGGCCCCCAGATTGGAGTAGTAGTCGGTCTGGCCGCCGAAGCCGCCCGGAGTGTTGGCGAACGGGTTGAACGAGGCGTACGGGTTCCAGCCCATTGACGCGTTGATCTGGCTCGAACTCATGGCCGGTTGCCCGGTCGCGGCGTTGCCGCCGAGGCCGCCAAGGCCGCCACCGCCACCGCCCTGCCAGTAGAACGGCATTCCAGTGAACATGTCGGTCATGGCTCAATCCTCCGGGTTATCGACGGTTTGCGGCATCGGTTCTTTCGGCGGCTTGGGGTCAGCCTTGCCGTCGTAGTCGAGATCGGGGATGCCCTGATATAGCAGGCTTTCCGAGGCCCGTCTCCGGGTAAGGCCCGCTAGGACTTTTCCGTTGGCTTTATTCCATTTGTGGAATTCCTTGGCGGCTCCGGCGTGGTCGCCTGCGTTGACTTTTTTAAGGAGGGTCGATTTCGCCAAGTTTCCTTCACCGCAGTTATAACAGAACGAAGTGAGGCTATCGAACTGGTGAGCTGTGAGCGGAACTCGGACCAAGCGGCGAACCGCTTTTTCAAATCCCTCCATGTCTTCAGCAAACGCGCGGTCGCATTCCTCACGGGTCCATCGAGTAGTTGCATTGAACTGCCTGCCGTGATGGTTGGTGTGGCCGTGGCCGATGGTAAGCACGCCCGCAGGGCAAGTATACGCCTTGTATTTGTCGCCCTCTTTCTTCAGGCAGCCCTCGAAATGGTGGATCAGATTGGCTCCTGCCTTGGTTAGGTGTCTGTCCTCGTTCATCACACCCTCCTTACGGGTTGATGTTGAGACGTTTCGTCATGGTGTCCACGATCCGCTCGATGCTGCGCTCGTTCTTCTCGATCTGCTGCTCCAGCACGGCGATCTTCAATTTCATTTCTTCCATCCGGGCTACCGTATACTCCGCGCCTCTGGTCTCCATGATCGCTACTCTTGTCTCCAGTTTCACCATGTAGGCGAGGCCGCTGGCGGCGAAGGCCCCGATGGCGATGAACTGCCCGATCAGGAAGTAGATCAGCGTCGAGTTTTCCCTGATCCAGCTCTTGGCGCTTTCAACCATCACCCGCTCAATTGTTTCACGAACTCGTCCAGATCCAAAGGCGGCTGGCCTTCGAGGGCCCGGACGCGATTTTCGTGGTCGTAGAGAATTTGTTGTTCGGTGGTCGGCGGTGCGGGCTCGGGCGGCGGCGGCTCGACGTAGGCATCCGGCACGCCGCCAGCCTCTTTCCACTGGATGTAGCCGGGCTGCATCACGTCGCCGTTGTAATCACGGTTCGCCATGTCGGGCGGTATGCACGCGCCGTCGCTTTCGCGGATAACAGCGCAGGGTTCTTCGCTTGCGGTGAGTTGATAGTCGGACATTAGAGCCTCGCGTTTCCAGTAACTATGGCGGTTGCTTGTACGCTATGCGCCGCGATTTGCCAGAAACCGGCACGTTCAGCCTTAGAATTGCCTACGGCTGAAACACCGAAAGTTGCGCCCGTTCCGGTATTGAATGTTGCAGCGAGAGTTGGAGGGGCGCGTTTCTCTACATGCCACAACACCTGATTGTTATACGCGCCAGTCGAGCTTATGCCGACAATCATTGGCGCTACTTCAAAATACCTCTGACACAACGCCAACTCGCTCGCATAATCCGGCATCTGAAACGGCGGCGCGACGCTGCCTTCGGTGAGCGAGACGTCGAACAGCTCGAAATTGCTGCCAGCGGTGCCAGTGAAATTGGACTGGTTGGCGGTCGCAAAGAAATTTCCTGCCGTCCATGTATTAGCTGACGTACGAAAAGTTGTTCCCGCCAGTAAAGTGAAAAAGAATACCAGTCCGGCAGTATTGTCCTTTGCCCAAGTGCCTGTCACATCGCCCGTGAATGTCACTGTGCGAACTACATCGGTATTGGCCTCACCAGCGGCGATTGTGTATTCAGCGACATAGGAGCGATTAAACGTTCCGTTGTTTATCCCGACACAATAAGTACCGGCAGGCGCTTTTACACCAAATTGCAGAGTAACTGTTTTGGCTGCCGCTGTTCCAAGCAGCAAATCAGCCACGCGCAGCCCTTCAATCTTGGTGTTGATCGCGCAATACTCCCCCGCTGTAACTGTTGCATGGACTGTATTGACGTTTGCGCGGAGGCGATTGATCGATCCGCCGGGTGTAGTGACGTTGATGACTTGAACAACGCCGGGGTCTATGGCTGTTAAACCTTTAGTAAGATAAAACTGGTCTACTGGATAATACTGATCTGCAATACTGGGGTTTGATCCGTTCTCCTGCGAGATCATCATCGCCCCGTTGATGATGTA